AAAATAAAAATCGCAATGCGGTAATATTTCATGTTAAAATCAATAAAACTCAAAATAATAACAATATTTATTTTTTATTGTTTGTATACATGAATTCATTCCGCAAGTATACAGAATGTAAAAATAATTCTTGCGAAAATTTTATTTTGTGCGCAAAAAAACAAAACAAAAATTTATCAAATAAAATATTATGGAAGGATACGTAAGCTCTTTTACTGACTCAATTCTAAATAAATTGAGTTGTGAGGTTAATAAAAAAAAAACAAAAGAAAAAATAATGAATAATATAATTGATCCATTATTAAAAGATTTGGCGACACGATATTATCCTTATTTTATAATAATTATAGTGATTTTGGGTATAATAGTGCTGTTATTAATAAGTATTTTAATTTTACATCTTTGCACATTCAAAACATCACAATAAAAGGATATTATGTGCGAAATGAAAATTATATATATTTTGCATATTTTTCATGTTATTTTAATGAATTATTTCGATACTCTTTCAATAAAGTAGCTTTTAATCGCTTGTGAATGGATCGGCATTTCGCTTTGATCCATTTTCTTTCTTGAGATCTTTTTTTTTTTCTTCCTTTTTTTGTTCTGTATTTTTATCTTTCAAGTATGCTATAATTTCATCAATTTTTTTTTTATCAGCTGATTTAGTTAGGGATTCTAAATATTTTTTATCGCTTGCTCGTTTATCAAGTTCGACAGTTCTTTCATCATATTTCATACCAGGATTTTTTTCTTTGATATCCTTATAAATAATTGCTTTATACGCTTTTGCTTCCAAATCATCCTTTAATTTAAGGTTTTCCTTAATTTTTTGCACAATGATTTCATGATCATCCTTATTATTATTTTCTCTGGAAAGATTTGCAAGTGTAGCGTATCCAGCTAATTCATTTAATTCACTTGGCGACATACCGCTATCACTCACAGAGGTAGCACTCTCGTTTGAGTTGGTTTCATCTTCATTGGAATCAGTTTCATCATTTTCTGACTCTTCATCATCCGAAGACGATTCTTCATCATCTGAAGTTCCACCGACCATAGACATTTCAGAATATGTTGTCATTTTGCGTGTTCCGTTGATCGATCCTCCCTTCATATTAAGTTTGTTTGATTTTTGGTAATTACCAATGATTTTGTTCGCTATTTTATCATTTGAAGTTCCATTGAATTCGTTATAAATATTTTCAACTATAAATGCACCATCTGATACATTTCCACCAAACATGGTTCCTGGATTTTCTTGGGATTTTTCTTGAGGGTTTGCATCAGATAATCCTCTATCCAATTGATTATTCATTCTGTCCAATTCACTATCATTTATTTTTGCAAAGCTATTCATTATATTATCTAAAATTTGTTTGTTTATTTGTGCTTGTTTATTTTTTTCATTATTATTTTTGATTGGTTGTGTATCGGATTCGAAAACGGTATTGCGATTAAAGTTAATTGTGTCCTCATCTGTCTCAGTTTGTTTTACAAGTTTATCGACTAATTTATCAAGCTTATCTGATGCTTGAATAAGTTCCTTAGAATCACTACGCTTCGCGAATACATTTGCTGATTCATTGGTATACTTTTCATTAACGGACACTTTTAATCCTGTGTCATTCTTCAATGATAAATCCAATCCATATTTAACAAACAAATCAATTAAATCTGGTTGATTCAAATAGACAGCATAATGACCAACTGAATTTTTACACTTATCAACAGCATTGATGTAATTTTTCATGTTTGTGCTTTCTAACATTTTAATTAAAATAATTCTGGCACCATTAATCTTGGAACAAACCATTACCAACCAATGTAATAATGTTCTACCATCATTGTCTCTACAATTGCATTTGATATTTACATTATTATCAATTGCGTGTCCAATTACGAACAATCCAACATACACCATTTTTTTTTGAAAAGAATCAAAAATCAATGATGTTACATATGATGATATGTCCTTTCCAAATAATATATCCATTATACCTCCTCCTTTCATATCGTTATCATCACTCGATGAGCTCGAAGAGGATTCCGAATTTTTATTTTGTACCTTTCTAGCTTTGTTAGCACTCATTATATATATACAGGCATATTTTTTATATTTATATAAAATTAATTTTCTTTTTGAATTATATAAACAATGGAATTATCAGATCGTACTAAATTAATTATTCTTGTTGTCATGATTGGGGCAATAGTATTTTTCTTCATTCAATCAAATGACAGCGAAACAGTGAGTAATCAAGGAACATTAAAAAATAATATTACAGTTGATAACAAAGATAATCAAATAGATACTTTGTTACAAGATATAGAAGCCACTGATTCAAGAGATTCAAAGGATTCCAAATCAGTCAATAATGACAACAAGGCATATTCTGATAAATATATGGCAAAATTCCGCACTCGTGATTCGGCGTCTGGAAATATTGTTAATTATGCAGATGGAAAGCGCGGAGGTAACATAATTGATGCGGATCAATTTTTCACAAATGGTCAAGATCAAGGTGAAAATTATGCCAGATATGTTCCAGGTAAACAACGCAAAGAAACAGATGCTGATAAATTTAATTCTGAAGCATTGTTGCCACAAGAAAACAACAAAGATTGGATGGATGATCCATATGAATCAACAACAGTAAAGAACACACATTTGATCAATATTCATCGTCCGATAGGTGTTGATACGATTGGATCCAGCGGTAAAATTAAAAATAGAGACATACGCGATCGACCACCAAATCCTAAATATCAAATATCTCCATTCTTGAATAGCAGTATAGAACCAGACGCGGGTACAAACGGTAAAGCGTTGTGTTGGTAATTTATGTTAAAATAATAAATTTTAATGAATTTATTATGTTTTTGGATTAAATAAAAAATATTTATTTGAATTAGACTGATGTAACTTTGGAAATACCGTCATGCTACAACATAAAGCCAAATATAATATAAACACAATAATAAATTTTTTACTATATAAAAAACTACAAATTTACCACATACAAAACTACAAATTTACCATATACAAAAAAGTGAAATTATGATAATAAGGATTTTAAAGATATATATAATTGATCCGTAGATAAAAAAATGAGTGATTTTAATATTGAATTGATAAATAATTTTATAAAATTCTATAAAAATGAATTTGATGATGTAGAATTATTTGATGGTATAAATGGCGAGTATGAAGTAAACCATCAGATGGAATTTTTAAATATGGAAATGGAAAAATTTAAAAATACAAATGAAGAAAATAAAAAGTTATGCAATGAAGAAAAAAAATATTCCGTATACTTGGGTGAGAGTTTTATTTGCTCATCAGATTTATTATTTGTACTTTTAATAGAAGTTTCAAATTTAGAACGCGAACATCCACAAAATAAGTATACAATAAAAAGAAAACAAAATGAGAAGAAAGTCAAATTTTATACGAGCGTTTAATTTGAGCATTTTATAATAAAAATTAAATGTATAAATGTCTTCATCAGATAGCGAATCATTTTCAGAAAGTGAAACACCAGTTATTCCAAAAAATATAATAAAAGATGAATCAAGTGATGAATCATCTTCAGAAAACGAAATTTCAGTTAAAAAAAATATAAAAGAAACAAAAGAAGATAAAAAGGATTTTTTTATGGATAAATTAAAGGAATATATTAAGATTGATGATTTATTAAAGGAAAAGACTGAATTAACAAAACAAAAGAAAAATCTTGAAAAATTTATTTTGGATTATATGGCAAAAAACAAAATGTCAACCGTGACCGTATCAAATGATACAATTAATAGAATAGAAAAGGAAGTAAAAGCATCAATAGATATGGAAAAACTACCAACGATTGCATTGGATATGATGAAAAAAGATAAGTATGCAAAAAGTGATGGTACTATTCCAAGTGGCGTTGAGGGTTTGAAAATTATTGAATGTGTTTTGGATGCTATGGAAAACCGCCCAACAAAAAAAGTAATAAAACTTGAACGCAAAGGAACAGGAAAAAGTAAAAAAACCGTAAAATCGAAATAATTCAGTCATAGGCAATAACATAAAAAAATTGAAAAATCGAATTGTCTGAAGGGTCAAATATGATAATAAAAGTAAAAAACTAAATCCCCACAAATTAATTAATTAAATCTATACAAAATGAGCGCTAACTCAGCTATGAATCAAGCGGCGACCTCTTCATTTTCAGGTCGTCCAAGTATTTCTGGCGCAATTGGTAATGGAGTTCAAGTTCACAACATTGGAGTTCCGATCGCACAAGTTGGTCCAGGACATTTGTCGGTGGGTGGATCCGCTGCATTTGTGGGTGGACGAACATACAATCCGTCTGTTGGAATCAGTTGGGGGGGTCGCTTTTAATTTTTTTTTTTTTTTTGAGATTATTATGATTTTTTTATGTTTTGTCTCACTATAAAAAAATTGAAAAATTAAACTGTTTGAACAGTCGAAATGTAAATAGTGTAAAGTAACTACCCGATTAAAAATAATATCGCTAAACTTTTACCACAAATGTCATTTCAAAACAAGCCTGCTGGAATCGTATGCCCTCCGCCGCGTCCGATGATTACACCACAAAGCATGTCTTCGAATATGCCACGACCATCAGTGAAGTAATCAAAAATTGATGATCGTTTTTTTTTATTCAAAAAAAAGTTATTTGAGTAAATGCTGTCATTATTTTATCAAATAAAAATAATAAAAATTGAAAAACAAATTGTCTAAAGAATTAAAGAATTAAAATATAAACAATATAATAATCACAAATAATAACACAATATTATTAATTTTTACTAAAATGAGCGAAAAAGGATGTGGTAATTTCAATTGGGATGCTGCAAGTGCAGCAAGGAAAGCAACATCGGATTTGACATTGTCAGTTGGAGTGGGTGTGGTTTCTGTTTCAAAACCAATCACTGGACCTAATAATTCATCCATGGATGCATATCGCAATTGTTCAAATTGCCATACGCATTTTAATTTCCATAAATAATTTTTTTATGAATAAATAAATAATTTTATTTTGTATTTAATTTTTTATTGTATACTAAGTAATAAATTAAATTTTAGTTGATACCTTGTTAATTTATCTCGTAATTTTGCAACATATAGAGCGGATGATTGATATTTATATCTCTCTATTATTTTTTTCTCCATTTCTGATAAAATTTTGTCCTTATTGTCATCAACCATTTTTTGCCATTCCGGAACCATGCTTAAATAATTATTCATATTATTGATTCCTTTTTGTGTGCTCCATAATTCAAATGGAACTGATGTATAACCATTTTTATTCGCACATTCCATTTTATATTTATCTGTTTTTTGAATTTCTTCTGGTGATTTCCAATTGCGAACTTGTATGAAATGTTGCCCACCATCTAATTCAATTACAAAACAACTTTTATATGAACACCAATGACCAATTTTTATGTTATATGCACTCATTTCTATTTCATGATTACATTCATTGCAATCGAACAAAAATTTTTTGACACGATTTCAAGCATATCTTTTTTACCATAAACTAATTTGCAAATTTATATTTTTTATTGAACATAAATTTTTCAATTTTTATATTTTCATGATTATTTATAATAATTTATGATGATTCATGATGACAAATGAGCATAATTACCTTAATGGAACCCATATATGTGAGTATGGAGAATACACGTTTCTAAATGCTGGTGTGAACAAATTGCGCAGACGATAAATACTTGGATTATACCACCAATACCATAAATAATTGTTAGCGTATTGTTTTTTGCGAATATAACGTAAATAATCATCAACATCTTCTAAATCATTTGAACTGGACGAGGAAGACGATGAATCTTTATAGCGTTTTTTCTTTTTGTCATCTTCGTCACCTCCGCCATTTTGAATATTTTTAACTTGGCGTTGCATTTTAGCGGATGCTTCCATTGCTTGTTTGCGTTCTTCTGCAGTGGTATTTTTCATAACATGATTTGTTATGTTATCGATTTGATATTCGACATTTTTCCTTCCTTCTGGCTTTTCTTTAACAGAAAAAAATTCTTCCTTGTCGCCTCCTTTTATTGTGAAGGCAAATATTGGCAAATTATCCATAAAAACTTTGTTATCAACAGTCAATGTTTCCCAGAATTGTTTGGCTGCTTCCTCGGCTGATGAAGCTTCATATTCTGTTTTTATTGTTCCGCCCATTACAGGATTTACAACAACATACTTTACCATTTTATTATATTATATATCTATATTTTTTTATTGTCAAAAATATTGAAATTAAATAATTTAAGCATAAAAACGATATATAAAAAATCGAACGACATATTCATATAAAATGCCTAGTAAATTACTTAACATTTCGACAAATAATATAGCAACATTTAAATCATTGTGCAAATTGTTAGAAGACATAACTGATGATGAAGTAAATTTTATATTCAAAAAATGTCCAAATTTTAATAAAATAAAAAAAGTCTTATATTCCGACAGTGACAAAAGTGAAAGCGAAAGTGAAGATGACAATGAAAAACATAAAAAAATAAAAGGAGGGTTAGTATTAAGGGTTATTAATTTGCATCAAACATTGATTGCAACAATTAAACTTAATGTGACAAATTTTACAAATTTTATTATTAATGATAACGAATTTTCATTCTGGGTTAGTATAACCGAATTAAATAAATGCTTATCAGATACAGAATCAGACAATTATCAATTGTGCTTTCATGTTATGGAGGATGATGATAAAATTTTACATATGAATTTAAAACATATTGAAAATGATGATCGTCGTGAATCATATTCATTAATGTTTATGGAAAATGATGTGGATATTCCCGATATTCCAAAAATAGAATTTGCATATTCTCTCGTAATTTCAACAGTATCGTTTAAAAAAATTTGTGCAAAGGCGAAAAAATTTAGTGATGCAATTACAATTTGTTGTGATTCCGATAGAGTTATATTCGAATATTCATCGCAAGCTGGAAAACCATGCGTGATATCGTATGGCAAGGATGATGGAATAATCATAAAAAATCATAAAAGTAAAGAAAAAAAAATAGCCTCAACATTTTTAATAGATGATATGTTGTGTTTAAAAAATTCAACATCATTTTCTGATGCAATGACATTATTTATGGGTCATGAAACTCCATTATTTGTTTGTTATTCAATAAATAACAAAGACGGTAACGATGATTTAATAGCATTGGGACAAATGATGGTATGTATATCCCCAAAAATAAGTGATAATATGTCAAATACATATCACGAAAATACAAAGGATCTATACAAGGATAAAAAGGCAATTATGAAATAATTTTTTACAAAGCTTAAAGAATTGTAAATATGATATCTCAAATGAGTAAAGAAAAAACAGAAGTTAATAAAATTGTATCGATAAAAACAGAACAAGGCTATGATTTTAAAATGTTGATTGATGTTTTAAAGGAAAATTTAACTGAAGTTAATTTTGCTTTTATCGGAGACACAGAAAGAAAAGGATCAGCAACAGACACAGATACACAAGCAAAGAAAAAAAATCCTGGTGGAATTCGTATAGTAGCTTTGGATGAACATTTAACATTGATTATTTATGTGAAATTGAATTCATCAAATTTTGTCGAATATTATACAAAATATCCAATTTATAATGCTGGTTTGGACTTGAGAGAATTGCATAAATTTATGAAGAATGTTGATAGAGATAGTATCATGACAATTTCCATTGATAAGGATGATGAGCAATTGATCGAATTCAATTTGCAAAATACTGTGAAAGGAACAACGACAACATATAAACAAAAATTGATGGATATTGATGATGATTCACAACAAATTCCACAGGAAACAAATTTTGATATAACAGTTAAAATTGATACGCAAGATTTTAGAACGACATGCACACAAATGAGTCAATACTCAGAATATGTCGAGATTATTTGTACAAAGAATGAAATTACCTTTAAATGTTTGGGAGATCAAAACCAATATGATAAAGTATTTACGAATAATGAAAATGGATGTGTGCAAATTTTGTGCACAAATGATACAGGAAAAAAACAAGTTATAGTCCAAGCAATTTATAATTTAAAACATTTGTTATCATTTGGAAAATGTGTTAATTTGTGTCACGATATGCAATTGTATTTAAGAAATGACTATCCATTGTTTATTCGATATTCTATTGGTAATTTAGGAAAAATGTTGGTGGGTTTGGCTCAATTTGACACAAAAACGATTAAGCAAAGTGCTGATAAAAATGATCGTTATTATACAGCTCGCAAATAATTTTATTTTTTATATATTTGACTTGCTATTTCGAATGAAATAACAAAAGTTATTAATATTGCTATAATAGCAATATGCAAAACATTAATATTTTCCCATATTGACACTGCTAAAACATTATCAATATCGCATTGTTTTATTATTTGCAAACCATGATTATTATATATTTTATCAACTTGTTCACTTGTATTTTTTTGAATTTCTTGAATTACTTTGTGTTCTCCATTTATGAATTGTTCCATTTTATATATTACTCGACATTTATTTTTTTGCAAAAAAATAAAAATTGATAATTCAAAAGCAAATATATAAAGGAAAAAAACTAATGAAAATATATATGAGTATTGTCATAAACAAATTTGGATATTTGACAAAAGATGGCAAAAGAGATTTGCAAAAACAAAATGAATTAAAGGAAAAAAAAAGAATTGAACGCAAGGACAAAAACTCTGACAAAAAAAAAGAACAAGAACACAACCAAAAACAAGAAAATACAACAAATCAAAAACAAGAAAATACAACAAACCAAAAACAAGAAAATACAACAAACCAAAAACAAGAAAATACAACGAACAAAATACAAAAATTACAACATATTTACAAAAAGTCTGAAACAAAAGAATTGGATTTTGGTGACAATATGTTTTTGAATAGTCAATATACGGTTTGGGTTCATCGCAATGATTGCACTGATTGGACAGAATCAAGTTATAAATCAATTTATGTTATTAACAGTATAGGTTCATTTTGGAAATTTTTTAATAATTTCTATGCATTGAACAAAGAGGAAAATCAGTTTTTCATAATGAAAGATAAAATAAAACCAATTTGGGAAGATAACAACAATCGCAATGGTGGGTGTTACTCAATGAAACTTGATTGTTATGATAAAAACAGCAAGGATGATTTGGCATCGGAGGTTATGATAAGTTTATGTATTCTTATAATGAATGAAAGTCTTGTTCCTGAAAATAATATGATCAATGGAATATCATATTCAATCAAAAATAAAAGTGTTTTGATTAAAATTTGGACAAGAAATTTTAATTACAATATGGAAGAAAAATTTCCAAAAGGATTATTATCAAAATTCAACAGTGTTGTTAAAAATAGAATTTCGTTCAGAAGAAGTGAAATTGTTGTAGCGGCGAGATATACTCCAATCAAACCGGAATATGAAATACAAAATTAAATTTATATTTTTATAATATAGCATGAATATTATATTGCTAATTACGGAAGAAAATGAACATTTAACATAGAGAAATTGATACAGGATGTAAAAATATGGGTGATCAAAATACTATCGCATATTTAAACAGAATTTTTAGATTGGAACAAGGACAAACAAAATGCAGATATCAATCCAGCCAATTGTATATTTTCATTTTGACACATTGCCAAGTTAGTTTCAATTGTTCTTAAATTTAATATCAATTTGACAACATCGATATTATTTGTATTATTAGTAAAATATTGCCCAATGTATACATTAAATAATTCGTTGATAATATTAATTAATGAATATCCATTTAAACGAATTATTTTATTGATATCATAATATGCATCTTTTATATTTTTTTTAATGAGAATATTATTTATTTTATCAATATCTTCATCAGTTGGATATCCAGTACATTTGCTGATATTCGCATTATTTACTTTATCAAATGCCATATGTGTTGCTTGCAATGTATTTATAACTATTCTCATATCACCATTTGCTATTTTTATTAATGCATCAACACCATCATTTGTTATTTCGAACTTTATATTCGAAACAATTTCATTTATTTTTGTTTTTATTGATGCATGTTTTAAAGGTGAAAATTTAAATGCAACACATCGCGATATAATACGATGATCTATTTTTTTAATATAATTACATATTAAGCAAAAACGTGCATTGTGCATATAGGATTGTATAATATGAACTAACATTGATTGAGCTTCTGATGTCATAGCATCAGCTTCGTCCAATATAACCAATTTAAATTTTGCATCATTTTCCCCGACGAATACTGGTTTTGCTGTTACAAAATTTTTAATTTTATTCCTGACAATATCAATACCCCTTTCTTCTGATGCATTGATGTCTAATACCATTAATGGATAATTGTTTCCATATAACTCTTTTGCACATGACATTATGATGGATGTTTTGCCGGTTCCAGGTGGTCCAGATAATAGCAAATGTGGAAATTGTTTTTTTTTGATAAGTTCATTTAATGCAAATGTTAATTTTCCATGATCAACTACTTCATTTAATTTTTTTGGTCTGAAACGTTCAACCCATGGTAAGCATTCATATTCTTTTTGAACGGGCTCTGTTTGTCTAAATTCATCAATCCAATCCATCATTTCCAAATGAGCAGAATTTAAATTTTGTTTTTCTTTTGGCTTGATCAATTTTGTTTTTTTTTTTGATATCTTCAGAGTTTTCTCCTCATCTGAATTTTTTTCTTGGTCTGATTCTTCAATTACTTTTTTATATCTCATTTTAAAGCTTTTTTACATATATTTTTTATTTTTTATATAATGATTATTAAAAAAATTCAATATTTTTGTTGCGATACTTTTTGCGAGTAATTTGTTTCAATCCAATTATTTGCAATGGAAACAACGTTAAAATATATAGAGGAGACAACAAAAATATTTTATTACCAATAACACCAAAAGGTTTTGACCCAACAAAACAATATGATAATTTATCAAGTGTATTTACTGATGTCTAAAAACTATTTATTTGCGCTCTCATAATACTTAAATTTATGATGACATTATATAAATAAAACAAAATGTCATATTTCTCATTTTTCGATAAATTGTTTTATTACGTAAAATATAAAATTGATAAAAATAAATTGTCAAATCCGTATATTAGTGTAATAATTAATGACAACACGGATAAAACATCTATCGCAACAAGCACACAAAATATGAATAAAATTTTTAATGGAGAAAATAAAACTTTTGGAAATTTTAATGCTACAAAAAAAGTCTTGATTTATTATCATGGAGGAGATAGATCATTTTACACTATTATTAATGCTATATCATATTATGATATACATGATAAAATTATGAAAATTGCGATTGATTCAACAAAATATAAAAAAAAAAATTTTTGCAAGTCAAAAACAAAAACAATAAAATCAATTAATTTTGTTAAAAATGATGACAGTGAGATTGATATTGTTGAAATAATAAATCAATTTATTGAAGTTGACACGAATATATTATTTGATGATGTTTGTTTATTAATGCATATAGATAAGTATGATGTTAAATCAATAAATATTTTGTACTTTGATAATGAAGATTTTGAAGAAAAAAATATTGTTTTTAAATATACCAATCAAAACATAAACATAATAAATAATTATATGTGATTTTCTTTATAATATATTTTTCTTCACTGTTGTGAATAAAAATATTGAAATTTTAATGGTTAATATAAAAATATATATAAAAAAATGCGAATATAATATAATAATGGACACGGAAATCTACACAACTGACGTTGATACCATCAGACCAATTTGGAAAATTAGGTTTGATATTCTGGGGAATGAAGAAATCAAACGTATTTCCGCTATGAAAGATACGAATGGTATTGAAATTGTCGATCTGTTTGATAATTCTGAGCCCAAAAGAGGTGGCTTGATAGATTTGCGTATGGGAACAACGTCAAATGAACATAGATGTGTTACATGTGGATTGAGTAATAATTATTGCATTGGACATTCATCACATATTAATTTAGCAGAAAGTTGCTTTCATCCAGGTTATTTACCAAAAGTAACGAAAATTTTATCATGTGTTTGCATAAATTGTTCAAAAATTTTGTTAAATAAAAATGAATTAGAATTGAAAATGAAAACAAAAACACCAAAAGAACGTTTGGCACATGTTGTAAATGCATGTAAAACGGTTAGTCATTGTCAAAAAGCGAATTTTGGTTGCGGAACACCTCATCCAAAACTCAAATATGATGTTGAAAAACGCAATGGTGGAATTTCAATTATCGCAGAATTTGAATTAGACCAAAATACAGAAGAAGCGAAAAGCGCTGATTTTGTAAAAACAAAAACCAAATTAGTATTGACTGCTGAAATGGTCTATGAAATTTTAAAAAATATATCTGATGAGGATTGTGAACTTATGGGATTGGATCCTGTGAGAACGCGCCCTGAATATATGATTCATAAGACAATGTTTGTTCCACCCGTTCAAATGAGACCATCGGCAAGAGGTGAATTTGCTGGCGGTATGATTATTGCTGATGATTTAACATTAAAATTAGCTGATATCATAAAAAGTAATTTGCGCATTATTAAGAACAAAGAAAATCATTCAGATAACAATACGCGATTTCATGGCGATTATGCACATTTGCTACAATATCATGTTGCAACATATATGGAAAATGAAGCATTGGGTATGGTAAAAGCAGAACAAAAAGGACGCGCCATAAAATCCGCAGCGTCACGTCTGAAAGGGAAGTTTGGTAGAATTAGAGGTAATCTAATGGGTAAGAGAGGTGATTTCACAGCACGTACTGTTATTACAGCTGATCCAAGTGTGGATCATAGGGAAATGCGTGTTCCAGTTGCGATAGCACAGGATTTAACATTTCCAGAGACAGTTACACCAGATAATTATGAACGTTTAACGGCTCTTGTTTCAAGAGGCGCTGACAATTATCCTGGTGCGAATATTGTTATTAAATTGAGTGAATATGCTCCAGGAAAAAAGCTATCTCTCATAGGATTAAGATATCGCGAAGAAGGTGTAACTTTACATTATGGAGATATCGTGGAAAGACATTTAATTGATGGCGATTATGTAATATTGAATCGTCAACCGACATTGCACAAACAAAGTATGATGGCAATGCGAATCAAGGTTGTAAATGACGCGAGTTTGATGACATTTGGCTTGAGCGCTTCAGTTACAAAACCATTTAATGCTGATTTTGATGGCGATTTTTTGATGTTCATTTTGTCGCCAACAGTGGACTGCTTATAAAGTTACCAAACATACTTTATAGGGAAGACAGTGTAAGTTTGGTCAAAGATATAATCCGCTAGTGAAATGCAAAAAAATGCATTTTGCAAAATATCCAAATTGTTCGGGAACTGCTTAAAGCTCAGTATACCATCTCATATTTCGAAAGATTATGAGGACGACGCATAATGGCGTTGATTGATTTGTTTGTTGGAAATATAAAAATTGATAGATAATAATATAATGAATAACATTAACAATAAATTATCGGAAATGGAAGAATACGAGAATAAAATATTAAAATTGACCGAAAAAGAAGAAGTGAAAGGATTAATTTATGTTATTACGAACACGTTAACAAAAAAATGTTATATAGGACAAACAAGAACACATATATTAAATAAAAACAAATATAGACCATTTGGTATTATTGGACGTCTAAATGGTCATTTCAGTGAAGCAATCACAAATACGAAACAAAAAAATCAATCAACATATTTAAATAATTCTATTCGAAAATATGGAAAAGAAGTATTCGTTGTTGAATTGATTGAAACGTGTAGAATAGAATCACTTGATGATAAAGAAGCGTATTATATTAAAAAAAACGACACATTATATCCAAATGGATACAATCTTAGAGCAGGAAATCATGAATTTTCTAAAATTATTATTAAAAATAATGCTGAATTTAAAATTCCAACAAAGCGAGGAAGAGAATTTGGTTTTAAGCATAATGATACAACCATTAATAAAATGAAAAAATATTATGAAACTGCTGATGCAGACGCATTAAATAAAAAATCATCAATTATGCAAAATTCAATCATTGAACATTTTTCAAAGAAGCGTGCAGAAACATTAGCAAATTCAGACATAATATTTGATGATAATTTTGCTGATTTAATAAGACCAAGAAGAAATAAAAATGGCGAAATAGTATCATATGTAATAAGATATAAACGTAAAAAATATTGCAATATAGAAAATAAAAAATTAACACCAGACGAAATTTATAAAATGTTATATGATAATGTAAAAAATGCATATGAAATACAAAAATCACGAACAAACGAGGTAAAAATTACTGAGATGAACTCGAAAGAGTAAAATAGCAAACCCGCAGCCACCATCCTAAACTCGATAAGGCAAGAGCATGGATGGGGTTCAGAGACTTGACGGATATTGGGCGAAAATGATGGTTTAGCCAACCTGATTCGTCATAAGGTAAAGTCCGATTATCTATTGAAAAATAGATCGTAGTAAATTATATATTATGATGATGTATGATCATAATATATAATTTATTAATTTTGGAAATGAATATTTTTCTCCCACAATCAATTCAAACGCTCGTAGAATTGCAAGAGATCGCAGCAGCCGATTTGCAATTTATCCATCCATCTGTATCAAAATCAAGTATTGGTATTGTGCAAGATGGTTTGATTGGGATTTACAACCTAACTTCGCCGACAGTAAATGTCGATTGGCGAAATGCTATGAATATGATGTCGTATACATCATTGGAAGATTTTACAAAAATACCAAAGAATACAGATATTGATGGATCAAAATTGTATTCAATGATTATTCCAAATAAAGTCAATTTGTCCACAAGTACATTGAAAGTTGTCAATGGAACGATTGCAGAAGGACGCATAACAACCAAAAATCTTGGATTCAAAGAAAAGAATACATTGATTCAATTGGTGTGGGATGAGTATGGTAAAGAAATGACGGAAAACTTTATCGATGATACACAACGGTTAGCCAATAATTATAATTTGTGGCATGGATTCTCCGTTGGATATGGCGATATTGAAAGACCGCCAGAAATGTTATCACAGATCGATAAAATTTTCGAAACAAAACGATCAGACATTCAACATTTGATAACAAAGGTTGAAAACAATCCAGATTTTATGAAAAAAGATGCATTGGAAATGAAAATGTATAGCACATTAAAGAGCATTAATGAAGAAGTACAAAAATTAGTATTAAATACATTATCAGATACCAATGGATTCAAAGTTATGGCACAATCTGGATCAAAAGGTAAAGCTGATAATGTAGGACAAATGATGGGATGTTTAGGATTGCATGCTTTTGAGGGCAAGTTAATTCCCAAAAAATATAATGAAAGAACTTTGCCGTATTATCATATTAATGATGATTTGCCAGAATCACGCGGATTAACGCGGCGAAGTTTTATTGAGGGATTGGAATGGCAAGATTTCATTTATCAAATGCTCCATGGACGTTCCGGATTGATTGATAGCGCTGTTAAAACCGCGGAAACAGGTTTTTATATGCCTGAAAACCCTTAAAGATTGCATTTTAAATGAAAAAAATAAAAACGTAAAAACATATTATATAATATGTTAAATTATAAAATGTAATTACAAATAATGCGTTTTTGGTAACATAAACGCGAGGGTTAGTCTGATTAGTTTTTAAACCTTAAAATTGCTGAACCGTTGTGGCGGAATGCAATCCAAAAATCAGGCGAGATACGTGAAAACGGTCAATATCTAACCGAAGAGGAAGACCGTGGGTGACCACAAAATAATGTTTATCATTATGATCATCCCTACAGAACGCGTCGGATTCATGGTAACATGAGTAGTTAGAATAAATTCTAATAAGACCGACTATGGCACGTATCGGTGTTCTACAAAATGAAGTTAATATTTTCATTGCGGGAATGCTTAATGTACGTTCGGATTCCGGCATTATCATTTTTGATAATGGGAACTACAAATATTATATTTATATGATATTTGCGAGAACAACTTGATGTCGGTTCAAATAATAGTCAAGTTGGCTGGAATTGTATATGCAGCGCAAATTAGTGAAATCATTGGAAGACGTTATGATAAAATATGATGGTACGGTACGCAATGCAACGGAATCAATCATACAATTAATCTATGGTGATTCTGGTGCTGACACTATATCGCAATTTGATTATGAAATATCATTTTTGAAAATGAATAATGAATTATTGCAACAAACTCATAAATTCACTGATCAAGAATTAAAAAACTTTAATTTCACATCAAAAGATAATGATCAATATTATGAAATGATAAAATCATTGCGCGATAAAATTCGCATAAATGTTCAAAAAGCAAAATTGGATTATATGGGTGAATATGTTAATTTCATGATTCCAATCAATTTGACGCGTATTACGGAAGAATTGAAAGAAAATAAGGAAAAAAATAAGAAAGATGATTTAACACCTAAACATATTATTGATAGTATTGAGGATTTATTGACAAATAAGAAAACAACATTGGTATGTATGAAAAAGAAAGATGCCAATGATAAAACATCATTTAAATATCGTGATGAACAATCACACAAAACAATTTTAAGGGCGGCATTGTTCAATGCATTTTCACCAAAGAAAGTGTTATTGGACTACAACATGACAAAAGATAAATTTGATAATATGATGGAGTTTATTTCAAAAAGCTTTAGAAAGAATATGGTTGAACCTGGCGAAATGGTTGGTGTTATAGCAGCAACAGCCACAGGTGAACCATTAACACAAATGAACTTGAACTCTTTCCATCAATCTGGTGTTGCACGTATGACTGCTACAACTCAAGGTGTACCGCGCATGAGAGAAGTTTTTAGTGTTACGAAAAACTTGAGAACACCACAAATGATGATTTATTTGAATGAAAATGTTAAAAATAAAAAAGAAATAGCAAATCAAATAGCATCGAACATTAAGTATACAACATTCGGCGAAGTTCGAGAACGTATTAATATATATTATGATCCAAAGCCCAAAATAAATGAAGGATTTATGAAATCTGATAATATTATGCCAATATCTTTTTCACAAAAAGGAAATAAAAATAATTGCCAAGCAGATATTTCGGGATTGCCATGGTTATTACGTGTCGAAATCAATCGCGAAAAAATGGCTGAAAAGGAAATTACATTATTGGACATAACAAGTCAATTTTGCAATTGGTGGTCCATTCGATTTATTGATGCTAAAAATTTACGTAAAGAAGAGCGTCGCGTTATGAATAAGATAACTCAATTGTCAGTTTTGAGCAATTCTGATAATGATAAAGAAATGGTTATTCATATTAGATTTAATGTTAAAGATAATGATAAAGATAAATTTGATTTAAATACAATTAATGATTTTATTACATTTGTATTGGACAAATTTAAATTAAAAGGCAACTTAGGCATCAATGATATTACGGCGATACCAGAAGATAAAATGATAGTATACGATTCCAAAACTGGTGATACAAAAATAGAAAGTGAATATGTCATTTATACCAATGGAGTTAATTTAACGGATATACGATATTTTACTGGAATAGATCTCAACAGAACAATTTCAAATGACATTGTCCAAGTATACAATACTTTTGGAATTGAAGTAGCAAGATCCGTGTTATTAAAAGAAATTTTCACAGCATATTCCACGCAAGGACAAGAAGTTAATTATCAACATATAGCAATCATTGTTGATCGTATGACAATGACAGGGTCTATTAATTCAATTGATCGTCATGGATTAAATAAATCCGACTCTGATCCATTGGGACGCGCTTCTTTTGAGAAACCCGTGGAACAATTATGGAATGCGGCTATTTTCCATGAAGATGATAATATTAAGGGTGTTTCAGCGCGCATTATGTGCGGTCAAGTTATTAATGGTGGAACAGGTTATTGCGACATATTATTGGATCATGAAATGTTTGAGAAAGCTGATTATGTGGAATCAGAATATAATAAAAAATTCACGGAATTAAGATCAGAAACAACAACGGCTGATATATTGAATAAAGATAATGACGATGTATTTATGCCAATGTAATTTAGTGAATTCGTTTATTGATAATTATTTTTTTTGTATAAATTTTGTTAAGTTTATTTATATGGAAACATTTGTTATATTGCCAAATCAACTATTTGAAATAAAATATTTAGATAAAAAATATAAATACGTCATATACGAACATCCTCATTATTTTAAATCATTTAATTACAATAAAAAAAAGCTAATATTACACAGAGGATCAATGCAATATTATTATGAATATTTGAAAGATAAAAAATTTGATGTAAAATATATTGAATTCTATGATAAATTTGATATTAAAGAGTACGTATTATTCGATCCAATTGATAAAATTGACTTAAAAGGAAAATACACAATGTTTGATTCTCCTAATTTTTTATTGGCAAATAAACTATGCAAAAAATACAGAGAAAAAACAGAAAACTTTTTTTTTAATGCTTTTTATATGTGGAGTAAAAAACAATTAAAAATTATTCCAAATGTAAAATCCAAGGATAAAGAAAATAGAAATAAGATGCCGAATGATATTAAAATTCCAAAAATACCTTCCAATAATTCCGATGAAAAATACATTACAAAAGGTGTCGAATTTGTAAAAAAATATTTTGATAAAAATAATGGAAACACATCCAATTTTATGTTTCCATTGACTCATGCCACCGCAAAACAATGGTTGGTATTTTTTATAAAATCAAAAGCGGAAAATTTTGGTGATTATCAGGATGCTATATCACAAAAAAATAATACTTTATTCCATTCATTGCTTTCAACATCAATAAATATTGGTTTGTTGCAACCAAAAGATGTCATTGATGAAATATTAAAGAATAAAAAAAATATTTCGATGAATAGTTTGGAAGGTTTTATACGACAATTATTTTGGAGAGAATACCAAAGATATTGCTATGAATATTATAATTTCAATAATAAAAACTATTTTGGAAATAATAAAAAATTAGATAAGAATTGGTACAATGGAACAACCGGCATTTTACCAATAGATAATTGTATTAAAATTGGTTTTGATACTGGTTATTTGCATCATATTGAAAGATTAATGATAATCGGAAATTCTATGAATCTTTATGGAATTCATCCAAATGAAGGTTTCAAGTGGTTTATGGAATTTTCTTGCGATAGCTATCTTTGGGTTATGCATCAAAATGTTTATGATATGGTTTTTTTTGTTTCTGGAGGAAAAACAATGAGAAGACCTTATATTTCGTCGAGTAATTATATTCTCAAAATGAGTGATTATAAAAAAGATAATTGGTGTGATGAATGGGATAAATTATATAATGATTTCCTAAAGAAAAATAAAGATAAACTAATGAAATTTAGATATTATTTTAGAGGATTGAAAGATGTTTAATTATTCATTAAATTTATATTCCACAAGAACTTTTATATGCATTGACTTTTATCTGTTATTTTTGAAAAAAATATATCCTTTTGTTGCAAACTTTTATTACACCATATTTTTATATTTATTCAGTATACAAAAATATAATGAATAATGATGATATAATAAATACCAATAAAAATTTGTCGATTGCAAATACTTTGGTGTTGAGATTTGATTTTTATAAAAAAATTTCACAAGTATGTGGCGCAAAAGAATGGGAAAGTATGGATCAAATAAAAAAAGAAAAATCAATAAAAAATAAATTTAAGGATGCAAAAATGCTTGATTATACATTCAACAACACCAATTAATATTTTAGTTCTTGATGCAATTGCGATAATTCATTATAAACTATACACGCGATTTACCCATGCATCCCCTTGTGGACTGCATGATCCAGCTGGACCCAAAGATTTATATATCGGTGAATTCAAATTTGGTTCATTCATTGTATAACATTCATCTCCATTCTGTAATGCAAATACATTGGCATTAACTGTATTTGCGCGAGTTCTGCATGATTCGATAGTGTGTACACCATCAGCTCTGTTTGGTATCATTCGAGTTTCATTATCCTTCCAACAACCAGCATCCTTCCACCTACTAACTTCTGCAAGACGCTCTTTCATCACTCTATCGGTGTTATTATTATCACTGTCAGATGCATAAAGTGTCACATTATTAATCCATCCACTTCCCAATGGTTCGCACATTCCGCCGACAGGACCATATTTCATAAAGTCTAAACCATTACCAATAAAACATTCCCCTCCATCTTGCATAGCAGCCACCGTTGCATTTTGCGATATTGCATAATTTTGACAATCAGCCATCGATCGCATTGGCACAGACGTTGCTGATATAGCACGATCATTTTTATCAATCCAACATCCTTTATTTCGCCATATTTTCTGTGGTTGTGCTGGTGTTGATGTTGGTGTTGGCGTTGTTGGCGTTGTTGGCGTTGTTGGCGTTGTTGTTGCTGACTGTTTTGCAGTCTCTTGAGTTGGTGTTGCTGAATTTGATGATCCGAGAGTAAAATATAAAATGGCACCAATAATTGCAGCAATGATAATTATGACAACTACAATTATAATTACTGTCGTTTTTTTCATGTTTTATATATTTATAAGATAAAAAATACATTTTTGCTTAAAAAAATTTAAAATTGTTTTGGCTACAGAAAATGCGGAAAAATAATATAATATAAAAACAATAAACTCAACTATCTTGAATAGAAATACAACATGATTTTTCATCCTTTCACTTCTTGAATCCGCCAAGACCCACTATGATAAAAGCAAGTGGAGCAACAATAATTAATTCAATAATTAAAATTATCCACATAAATGTGTTAATGTTCGAAGGCGTTGTGTTGGGACAATCTCTCCAAAACATAACGGATCCTGTGATTGTCCATGCAAGATTGAAAACGGAAATCAACATTGAAACACATCCACTTGCACATATTGTTATGTCCATGTTGCTACACATAGCAGCAACTAAAGTAGCAACGACAATCGCAAAAATTAATTGTGTTACACCTTCAACAATAAGCCATGTTTCAATGCCGATGGTACTGCCAAGTCTTGGTTCACTGTCATACATGACCTGTGTTGTAACGTTTGTTATGCTGTTTGTCACATTGATAGTGACAGGATTACACATCACATTGTGACGATAGGTTCCTGCGTATGCCAGCACTGTAATAGGAAGTACAGACAATAGAATTAGCATAAAAATTCCACAACACATACCAAGTTTCCTTTTGTCAGAATCGTCACCAAAGGTACTTTCGGGACCGTTGGGAATATTGTAAACACGTTTCGCGGCGAAAGGATCAGATACAGAAATTTCAACGGACATTGGAGCTTGAATTTTATTTGGCAATGAGTATAAAAACTGTTTCTTTTATAGGTTTAGTTACCAAATATAAATTGTCATTGTATTTTCAAACTATGCAATAATTTCAATTTTTTTTTTTGCAAATCATATGTCATTAAAAATTGATTTTTATTTATTGATAAAAATTAATTTATGAAAAACAATAAAATTGTTGTTGTATACATATCAATGAATTTTTTTGTGTCATAAGTAAAAAAAATTTAATTAAAATAATTTTTTGACAATATAATCGGAATATTTACCGCATGTGTGTTCATCAAATTTATTTTCATTGTATATCAATGATTCTTTCATCAATGACATATATTTGAAGTGTCTATCAATGCAATTTTTTACTCCGTAATAATAAGTATATGCACAATATTTATATAATTCTTTATTTGACATTATTTCATTGATTAATTTTTTATTATTTTCCTTGTATTTTATTTCAGTATTTGTATACATACTTCCGCAAAGCAATAACCAATTATCAAATTGTGGTATGCCCATATGGCAATATTTGTATGATTCATTTAAATAATCATAATTGGCAAATGCATTATTGCTCTTAAAATTTATAATAAAATCTCCGTTTGTTTTGTTTATTACATTTTTGTCTTCCAAAAAATCATACACTGTATTTTTGTATGATAATATTGATTCAAAAAATAGTTCACATTGTATTTTTATGTCTTTGGATTCATTTTGGTTTGCATTATCATTATTGTCATTTATTTCTTTATAAAAATAGTTTTCAAAATCTTCTTTTATTTGTGTGTGAATATCTTCATAAATATTTTTTATTGCTCCATCTGATATTTTTTCAAATTTTCCATTATGTAATCCTTGAAAAGGTAAATAGCAAGAAAAATAATATTTTAATATATTGAACACTTCCATAAAGAATTTTGGTGATGCATTTTTTATTTCAAACATATAAAAATTTGCCGTGTCAAAATCTTCATATGATTTTGGAATGCATATAATGTGCTTTGTTTTTTCATTATAGCAACATTCGTAACATGTTGGTGTATTTAATTCACAATAATGTATACGGCATAAAATTTCTCTTTCTGATAAATTTTGTGTTGTTTTTATAAAGTGTGTATTAAATTTATTTTGTTTCGTGCATGCTAAATCTGCGATGCCTTCTTTAAATATTAATATATCGCTCATTATGCTTTTATTTTTCATATCAAGTATTTTTTATTTGTATTGTATATATTTCAATTTTTTTTGTCGTAAAAAAATAGTCACAAAAAAATTGAAAATGCATATTTGTTGTAAATTCCATTGTTTTATTATTTATTAACTAACACTATAAAGAAACAGTTTCTGTTCTTTTTGAAAGCTTTTTGATAATGCAATACCAGCAACAAAAGAAATTAATGAATTCATCAATGATATTTGACCTTCCAGTTCGACATCATCGTCTTCCCGAAAATCTATATGATCAAGTTACTGATCACATTTTTCTTGGAGGTTATCTTTGCGATCGTCATCTCGCAAAACTCAGAGATGATCATCAAGTCAAGCATATTGTGAATGTTGCGAACGATGTTGTGAACTTCAAAATCGATGGTCTTATCTATCACGAATCCTTTCAATTTCCAGACGATTTCAATGGTTCTGACACATTTTTGATACACTTCGATGAAATAATGGACCTTGTGCATTCCATTGTTTCAAACAATGAAAAAGTGTATATCCATTGTAAAATGGGTTGGTCACGAAGTGCGTCGGTTGTCATTTCTTATCTCATGCTTCATGGTACACAAAAAAATACGGATACAAAGATGACATATGATGAAGCTTTGAATATTGTTGGTCCAAAAAGACCGCGAATTTGTCCTTCATTTGGATTTTGCATTCTTCTTGAAGATCTCAGTGAATTTCTCCAATCAATCAAGGAACCGTATTCAAAAGGACAATTTGCTGAGTATTATGACAAAAAGTACAAAAATGTGAAAAGTAAGTGAAATAAAAAACTTGCACAAAACAAACACACAAAATATTTTTTTTACTTTAGTTGCAATACTTTTTCAGCCAATTGAAAAGATTTGTGTATTTTAACATTAACATGAAATCCAAGACTTTCAATATTGTTTATAAATGATGTATTTCCTGTGTATACAATGGAATTCATAGATTCGGCTGTTCCAAAAATATTTTTATAAAGATCGCTCTGTATACTTGTGCACTGCGCGAATCGTTCAACTGGATTATTTTTAACAATTGTTACAAATTTTTCTATTTCTAAAAATCGAGATTTTTCATTTTTTAATCCATTTGTATTAACAATTAATTTGAATGTATCCCATGCATCCTGACATACATAAATTTTATCTCCATATGATAAAATTTCTCCTAATAATTCTTTTTTATATTTTGTTATAAGATGAACATCATTTATATCATAACATTTTATTTTGTCCCATATTCTTTTTATGATATCCTCATTTTTTATGTTTTCATCCAAATTTGTTAATTCAGAACACAATGTAATCAATGTGCTGACATCCAAATGAATTGAGTCCATATCTTTGCATGGATTCAACTGTGGCAAAGGTAAATCATTGAATGATTTCACAATAATTCCAATTTTTTCTATTTCCTCTTTTGTTTCATTTGGTAATTCTTCATAAAAAACCACAACAAGTTCTGGTTTTTTTTTTGCTGGTAAATATGATGATTTTTCTGAAAAATCTTTGAATTTTTTTACAACATTTAAAACGGAATAATTGCCATAGAAATCTTCATCAATGCTATTAACAATTCTCATTTTATTGCCGCCAATAATTTTTATCCAACGATATCCATTTTGTGTCAAAAGAACTGTTTCCATTATTTTTTCTGCATTCGGTAAACTATTTTTTATGTTGCATTCTGTCTCCAAAAGTGCGCAATAAATTTCATAAAAATACAAAAAATTTGCTGTTTTGTATTTTTGCAAATTTACTTTTGCATCATCATAACTTAATTTGCAACGACGTTTAATTTTCAAAATGTGATTTTGTTTTATTTTTTCGTATGCTGCATCAAACCGCGCATTCAAAGATTCAAATACTTGATCTAAGTGTTTTTTTTCTTGATCTATATTCATTTGTTTGTTTATTTATTATTATTATTTCAATGAAAAATTGAAAAAATCAATTTTTCATTGAAATAATAATAATAGATAAACAAACAAATGAATATAGATCAAGATAAAGATGATGATATACGTATTTTAATGCCAAAAAAAACAAAAGTGCGCACGCGAGAAAATGATGATTTCAATTCATCGGATGGAAAGCTTGACCTTTCTGTAATAAAAAAAAAGAGAACAGAACATATTGATTATTCATTAATGCATATTCCGAAATCACTAAAAGAAATTGAAATAGAAAATAAAATTATTGATGAATTAAAAAAACGCGAAATAACATTGAATGATGTATACAAATTAAATTTAAATATTGATGACAATATATGGTTTTACAATAATATACGCACAAGAGATAAAATGGAAGATAATTTAGAAAAAATAGAATTGTCAAGCACAATATATCAACGGTATGTTATTGTAAAAAATCAAAATTATAAAAAATTAGAAGATTTTAAATCAATATTTAATGCGGATGATGAAAGCAATTTTATGCAAAGAATCATGAACTCAAATTATGATATGAATATAAAATATTTATTGTATAAACGTTATCAATTATATTGTGCAAATAATAATCAAGCATCTGATGAATATTTAAAATATTTAGAATGGCTTGATATTGCGTTGAGTATTCCGACAACAAAAAGTATCCAAAATATACAAGAAAAAGAAATACAATCAAGTCTGAAACAATTAAATATATTTTTATCGAGTAAAATATATGGATTGAATAATGTTAAAGAAAAAATAATGGAAACAATGTGTGCAAAAATTTTAAATCCAACGGGAAAAAATGGAAAAATTATTCTTTTGGTCGGACCTCCTGGTGTTGGAAAAACTGCCATCGCATCTGTCATCGCTGATGCTATAAAAAGACCGTTCGATCAAATTTCTTTTGGATCAATACAAGACGCGAAAATATTAACAGGACATCAGTCGACATATGTTGGTTCAGTGCCAGGATTATTCACAAAAATATTGATAAAATCTCAACGTTTAGACACACTTGTATTATTCGATGAAATAGACAAAATAACAAATACCAGAGACAGTAATGTTACATCCGTTTTATATCATGTTTTGGACAAAGAGCAAAATATGCGTTTTAAAGATGTTTTTATTCCAGAAATTCCATTGGATTTATCACAATTAATCGTTATTTGTACAGCAAATGATATCACAAAAATAGATCCAATTTTGTTGGACAGATTAGAAGTAATTATGTTGCTTGGCTATGATATCAATGATAAAATCAATATATCAAAACAATTTATAATTCCTAAAATTACAACTGATTTAAAATTTAGTCCAACAGATATTATTATTAATGATGATGTATTGCGTTACATTATTTCGAAAAAAACAATTCAACAGCCAGGAATGAGAGATATCGAAAGGCGAATGTATGAATTGTATACAAGAATTTTATTATTAAAACATAGCACTGATGTTACATATTCTTTCTCAATACAAAATATAAAGTTTCCTTTTGTACTTACAAAAAAAAATATTGATAGTTTATTATAATTATTCATCATCATTCTCTAGCTCATAAATATGAGCTGGTATTTGAAAATGTTCTATATGAATTGATTCATCAGATGCAATATTTTCGGATTCATTCAATGGAAAGTTAACGAAATCATTGGGGTCGATACTATCAGAATCGGAATCATTTATTATTATTTTATTTTTTCTCACAATTTCAATAAATGTTGTAAGCGTTAGTTCATAATTATTTATTGAAATTGTGTCAGAATTGAGATCTTTATTTATAGCATTTATAATCTCCATAATATTTTATACTTGAAAATAAAATATTGTTTTTTCATATTTACATTTTTTTGTATACTTGCAAACCAAAATCATGTATACTCAGAATTGAGAGCATGATTTTGGTTTGCAAGTATACAAAAAAATTGATTTTTTTGCACAAAGATATAGAGAATTATATGTTTTTAAAATATTTTATGGTAAAAAAAAATGCAATATCAAAGTTAAAACATAAGCCGGATTCTGATGTAGATTCGGAAATATTATCCGATTCTGATGTGGATTCGGAAATATTATCCGATTTGGATGTAGATTCAGAAATAATATTCGAATCTGAATCTGAATCTGAATCCGAATCATCGTATATCGAATCAAATTTATCTTCTGATAGTGAAAAAGAAGATAAATGTATTACAATGAATGATGATATAAAAATAGATATGAAAGGATATGATAAATTGAAGCAACAATTATCTGAGGAACTGCGATTTGAATTAATTCCAAAAGAAATTTACGTTTCCACAATAACTGTCGTTTGTAGTTTTGATGGTATTAAATTTAATTGTAATAATATTGCAAGATATGTTGATATTTCACAAAATGGTATTGCGTCTGCTTCAAAAGATGATGGACATTCAATTCAAAATGGAACTAATATTATAATAAAACGATCAGTATTAAAAGATGAAAAAAAAAATAATAAAACCAAGAAAAAAGGATTTTATAATCAAGTATCTTTATATGTATATATTGGTTCCAATGGTAGAGATTATATTCATGTTAAATTATTTACAAATGGTGCAATACAAATGACAGGATGTAGATCTGTCGAGGATATATTAAAAGCAATAACAATGATAATAAAAACACTAAGTGTTGAAAAAGTCGTTATAGAGAATGATAAGCTCGAGGAAAAACCATTTGTTAATAATATAAAATATTTGAACTATGTTGGCGTATGCAATTTGGGAATTAGTATGATCAATAGTAATTTTAAAATTAGTTTCAATATTAATTTACCAAGACTAAAAACATTATGGGACACAATTTACAATAAGGATGATTGTCATTTTGATAAAGCAAGTCATTCTTGTGTAAATATAAAATATGATCATCCCGAAAAGAAAATATCAATATTTGTATTTGAAAAGGGAGCTATTGTTATTACAGGAGCAAGAAATGGTGAACAAATTGCGGTTGGGTATAATTTCATTAATAAATTTTTATATGCGAATTATAAAAATATTGTTAAAAAGGATAT